TGATGACTGAACAATTGAGATATCAGAAGAGATGTAAAGCACAGTCCTGTTTAATTAAAGTATTCAATCGCATGCCAGAAGCATGTCGTAAGCAGTACTTCCATCCGACCAACGAACGTAGGTCTGCCTGTAAGTCAGATTTATTATACTTGGGCGATGGTGGACCACATTCTACCCTTTCCTCCAAAGGTCGCCTTGATCACGAGTTTATTGAACATGTCACGTCTCTGGGTCATGAGGGGGTTTTCGGTTACGGAAATCCAATCATGGATCCTAAGGCAGTGTATGATTCTATGAACAAGTTCGGGACGGGTGCCGATAGAACCTTGTCGGGTGATGACAAGCGTCTGTTAAGCATAGGTTTTGATTGGTGTTATAGACACTTTTCTCCCTACATGCAAAGAGTTTCCGAAGCAAGCTCTACGGATGTTATAAATTCACTTGACCTAACAAAAAGCGCGGGGCAACCCTGGAACAGCCGCCACCACGACAAGGCATCGTTTTTCCTGAGTGCCGATTCCTCGTACCTTAACAAGTATTGGGATTCGTTACACAGGGAGGACGGTCCTTCGTGTGTTTGGTCCTTATTTCTGAAGGATGAATTAATCCCGATGAGAAAGGTCAGGGCTGGTCAGACCCGTACGGTCTGTAACAGCCCTGTCGAGCACGTGTGGGCGCTTGGACGTTTGAACAAGGAGATAAACGACGCACTACAGGCGGTTCCGATCGTAACTTCCTCCTGCATGGGCATCAATCCGTACAGTGGAGGCTGGCAGACGTTGCATGCCAAACTCTCTCGTTACGCCGAGGGCTTTGCCCTCGACGAGAAGGCTTGGGATGCTTCGTTGATTCGGCCTCTACTGGAAGGAGTTCGTGACCTGCGGTGGAGGTTCTTGGAACCTAGCTACGTAAGTAAGGAGAGGGCTACGAGAGCCCGTAAACGGTTATTTAGGTTGTATGAGGATATTATTGAAACGGTTGTCACTACTGGCTTGGGAGAATACTTCGTGAAGCCAAAAGGCAACCCTTCGGGTTCTGGAAACACCGGGCCCGACAATACCTTTATTTTGTACGCCCTGCTTGCAGCGGCTTATTACCACACTACCGGAAAGAACTTTCAACAGTTCAACAACGACGTGATGCTAGCCATTTATGGTGACGACAACACGTTCACTGTCAATCCGGATGTTATTGGAGATTTCAACGGACACTCTGTTCGGGCTTTCATGGCTCGGTATGGAGTTGAGGTTAAGGATGAAAATCTGGACCCTCGGCCTCTTGCTGAGCTTGATTTCTTGAAGAAGAAGTTCGTAATCAATGGCACAACAGTGGTCTTTAGGCCTGTTGACCCCGACAAACACATAGCGTCTTTAGCACAACGGATGCTAGACACCACGCCGGCAGGACGTCTGTCTAGGGCGTGCGCTGTTAGGCAGATGCTTGTGTTCTGTCCGCGGGAATTTCATTATGTTGACACGTGGTGTCAAAAATTACTGAAGGAGAACATCTCCTTGGCAGGGACTGAGGAGTGGAACAATGCACTTTGCCAGTACCTTCCACTTGACACACTCATT